ACGCGATTGAGGCAGCGGGCTACTACGCATGCTTGACTGTTGTAGCGTTTCGCTCCCCGCGCATCGCAAGCTTCTGGTTGCAGTGTGATGGTTTCCTTTGCGTCAGCGAGTCAGCGCTTGACGTACTTCATGATCGGCGTCAGATGCTGCCGGTGCCGCGTGTACACCTTGTAGACCTTCCCGTGCTTGATTGTTTGCAGACCGTTCTTCATGGTGCTCTCCTGAGGTTAATGTGGGTTTCTTGGTTAGCAGCAGTTGCGGTTGAAGCGGTTGGTGGAACGTGAGGATTTGATGCCAGATGCGCCCTGTGAGCAAGATCGTCAGACGCTCGCGCCAGGATAGCGCCCAGCAGCAAGTGATTCGACCCTCCTCACCTCGATGCTGATAGGCTGGCAGCGGACGATATTGCGGCTGATCCTTCGCGTAGGTGGCAGTCTGCTCGGGAAACTCGATAATCTCCATTCTCATCCTCCTTCAAAAGTTCATCAACACAGCGTAGATCACCGCCATCCCCGTCCCTCCCCATTCTCAATCAGCAAGAGGAGGAGGATCATGGCTTGATCCTTCTGCTGGCAAGCTCGAATAGCCGCATGGCTCCGTCAACTTCGTGGGCAAGTTGATAGCCAATGTTGTAGCGTCCATCTGAAGGCCATTCGACCTCAACCCATCGCTCTCCTTTGAACTCAATGAACCGATGCGGTATGACCAGTTTTGCAGGGAACGGCCACGCGGCTCGCGGGTTCAACGCTGTCTTTTTCTCGCTCATCTCATTCCCCTATTCCTGTACCTTCCCTAGCGCGGCGTCGATGGCAGCGTCAAGTGTATCTCCTTCCAATGGATTTTCCGATGGCTCAAATTGCTCACAGTTCCAGTAAATAGCGGGTGAACCTACCGCGCTGAACTTGCTCCGCAGCCACCGGTACCTTGCTGCATCCCTCTCCTCCCCCGTAGCGGGCGCGGACTGCGGGGAGCGGAGCGAAGCCTGGAGGCGCTCGACGTAGATGCGCTTCATGGTCGGCAAATCCTTGAAGCAGCGACAACCGCCGTTAGTTCGCATTCCTCCCTTGCCAGCGCCGCCGAATAGACAAGAGTTATCGCCACAGTCAGGCGCATTCTCATCCAGCCACTTGCGAAGTCCTTCATTCATGGGCCTGAACCTGGCCTCCTCCCGCTCGCGTTCGGCGGCTTCGGCGCGGAGTTCCATTTTCTTCAAATCCTCAATGTGGCAGGACAGGCGTAGTGACCCTTCGGCGGCTTGGAGGGCGCGTTCGAGGGTGCGGGCATCTTCGACGGAGAGGACTTCATAGTAGTCGCCCGTTGGCAAGCCTTGATCTGATCGTACTTCGATGCGAAATTTCATCGCATCCGTTCTCGGCGTCGCGCGGGTCTCAGTCATGGACGAAGCGAAACCGGGCGTTAAGCAATGATGCCCGTGCTCGTACAGGTAGGTTGCGCCGCAGTCTTTGCACAGTCTAAGGTTGCTCATAGGAAGGGCCAGAAAGTTGCGATGAAGAAAGCCGCCCACATCAGGGCAACTAGCACCGGAATAGCTCCGCGAATTCTGTAAAGGAATGCGCTCATTTCCCCTTCCTCCTAGCCTTCTTGCGTTGCGCGGCGAGGGTGGCGACGGCGCGGTCGAGTGCGTCTGTTGCCGCGCCTTCGTAGTCACTGCGAAGCGCACCTATTAGGTTTAGATTCGTAGAAGTCTCATAGGCGGCTTTGGCTCTGTGCCACCGCATCGCCGCTCTAACCACCTTGCGCTCGGCGGGGGTCATGGCTTGGCTGCGCACGGCTTTACGGCAATTTCTTACGCCGCAAATGTCACAGCCACGGTGCCCACATTGATATTTCACAGCTTCCCCTCCTGCTTGTCCGGGGCGGCGGGGAGGCAGCCAAGAATGAGTGCCCATGCTCGCCGCTGATAATCGTGCCAGTTTTCTCCGTCTATAACGACTGGTCCCTGCTCCATTACGCTGAGCATTGCATCCGTCGGTTCCTCTGGCACCATCCTCCACCCCTCCTGCGGCTTGGCGAGGGCGAGTAGGGCGAGGTCGCGTAAGGCTTCGCAGATACAGGCTCGCGGACTCAATGCTGGTGGCCCGCAGTCAATCGAGCAGGCGTTAATCAGCTTTGCGATAGCGGCATCAACCTGTTTTCTGTCCAGTGTCATTTGAGTTCCCTCAGATTGGCCTCCGGCTGCGTTTGTCGATCCACGCGCGGGCGCGGTCGTAGTCCTTCGCGAGCATCATCGCCAGCCGTTCGACCTTCGCGGCGGCTTTCAGGTCGTCGAGCGGTATCTTCGCGTCTTGGCAGAGCGTTTCGAGGGTAGCCGCCTGGTCAGGCGTGACGTACTCGCCGTTCGCGGGTTTGGCCGCAGATCCGCCTGCCGCCCATGCCGCCAGCAGCTTCCCCGACTCCTCGGTGATCGGCTTGTCGAGCGGGAATAGCGCATGGTGCTGCTCTTGGAGTTTGATCGGGTGCGGGATGCCGGGCACGCTTGCGAGCAGCAAGAACGAGCACGTCGCCTCGAACGGGAGATTCTTGTCGCAGATCGGTATCCAGCCGTCTTTGCCGGTCATGGATTGCTTCTTCTGGATTTCGAGCTTGCCATCCTTGCCCTTGACCATCTCGATCTTTTCCTCGGCGCGCAGGCAAAGGATGATGTGCGCCTTCACTTGCAGGAGCTTCTGCACCATCTGCTTGTGCGCCATCTTGGGCTTGATCCACGCGGCCATTTTCACGCGCTCGCGCTTGGCGTAGTCGTCGCCAGCCATGCGCGCCATTTCCTCGTCCTGCCAGTCGAGCACCCCGCCGTCACCTGCCCAAACGTGCGAGCCCGAGTCCACCACGATGACCGGATAGCCAGCCTTGTCCGCGGCGACTACCGCATCCGCGTAGGCTTCCGGGCGGAAAGGCGGACGGAGCTCGGCGTGATCGAACTTGAATGCGTCCGCGTAGTGGAGCGCGCGGCGGTTCTCAGTGTCGATCAGAGCGAAGGGCTTGCCCGCAGAGATACCGCTTGCAAGGCGCATTCCGGTGAAAGTCTTGCCGCTCCCGGTCCCGCCGATCAGGTTGATCCACAGTCCGACGTTCTCCCGGATTGCTGGCCGAAAGGTGGTCATATCATCTCCGCTTCTTCCAGTTGCCACGCGGACGGCGCGGCGTAGTGGATCCGGTTCGTATATCCCGGCCACTTGCCGGACGCCATGCAGTCCCGCCAGATGGCGATTGCGCGCTCGACTTTGCGGGCGCCGATGTCGAGATACGCGGGATCGAGCGCGATGAAGCTCGCAGCGTAAGGCGGCTTCGTTTCCTGGATCAGGTACACGTACCGCGCGTCCTCCGGTCCGCCCGTAGCCGCGTTCCCGCGAAGGTAGAACGCTGCTCTGGAATCGTATCCCATCCGGTCGATCTGCCGCTCGAACGTCGCAGGATTCGCTGACAGGTCCGTGAACTTGGCGTCCACGATGAGCTTGCGGTCCTTCGAGAGATGGTCGGGGCGGCAGCGGCACCATACGTCTGACGGCTGCGACTTCCATACGATCGACCACTCATTCTTTCCCTCGGAGAGCGAATATCCAGCCATATCGTCGTTGTGCGCCCATGCACGATTTGCGGCCATCACCATTTCTTCGACAGCGGCGTGATGGCGGGCGAGGAGAGGGAGTTTCCCCGCCGCGCGGATCGCGTCCCTCGTCTCCCTCGCGGCCTTCGTTCGCCAGTCGTCCGCTTCGACGATCACGGCGTTGTCCATGCCCTCGAACAAAAGAGCGTGCGCTGCGGTCCCGATGTCGAACCTGGAATCGACTTCCGGCTGATATTCCGGGTTGAGTTTCGGATGGGCGTGCCACGCATGCAAAGGCGATTCGCGGATCAGCAGGTCAACGAGACCAGCAGACAGCGAGGCGACAGGCGCGGGATCAGCCTGATATTCGGCCATCGGGATGTTTTGCAGACCGGACGTCATGGGTGCTCTCCGACGTTCGCGGCTGGCGGGCGCACCTTGTAGCGCGTCTCGTGGCCGCAGCGAGGACAGGCGTAGAACTTGGTTTCGTTCTGAAAGCCGACGGCGACTTTTGGGCTTCCCTGCACAGTGCGAACGAGCCTCCCGCGCTTGTGGCCCTTGAACATGCAGATGACGCGACCGAAGATCATACCGCCACCTTTCCGACCACCGCGCTGATCGCCTCTTCGACGGTATAGCATACGTGGACTTCACCCGGCCATCCGGCGATGAAGTCCTTTTGCTCCTGCGTCATTTCCCAGTTGCGCTTGTCCGGGCGCTTCACCTCGAGCAGGATTGACCGGCCGCGATAGCCGACGACCAGATCGACCGGCTTCTTGATGTAATAGCACTTCGCGCCGATCTTCTTCAGAGCCTCGACCAGTTCGTGCTGATTGGCGTCCGTTCTTGCCGCTGTCCGCATGGGTCAACCTCCTTGTTGCAAGCATGATAGCCACGGGTATATTGCAAAGTCAAGATATTTCTTGACACGGCCATATTCAAGGCTATATCCTCCGCTTCCATGACGGTCAGCGAAGTCATCAAGCACTTCGGCGGGGTCGGCGCAACAGCGCGAGCACTGGATATCAAACAACCCTCCGTATCGAAGTGGCGCAGGAACAAGTCCATCCCGTGGATGCGCCAGTTGCACATCGAGCGGGTCACAAAAGGCAAACTCAAGGCGGACCATTGAAATCCCTCGTACTCAGCACGTCGAGCAACGAAACCGATAAATACTCCGATGGCCTGAAACGCTTTGGCGAGATGACGCGGTTGACCTACGACCAGCTCGGGCACTCCGAGTCCCTGATGTACGCGAAGGTGAAAGAGTACGCGCCGGACTTCATCGTATATATAGGTACGAGATGGGGCCAGCAGCCGAGTATCGCAGCCCTCGCTAAGATCAATTCGCTGATCGCCCCGATGGTTCACATCTGTTCGGACGCGGCTGATCCTCCCTGGTGGGAGTTGCTGCTCGCCTACCACTACGCAGGCGCCTTCGCGCTACAGGTGGCGATCGACGGCTCGCGCAAATGGCCGCTTGCCGAAACGCAGATGACGGCGCTCACCCCCGTTGATCCTGCTACCTTTCCGCCGTTCAAGCCACACGCCGAGCGCGGGATTGCGTGCGGGTACGCCGGGAACGCTGGCAGCGGTGGCGGTAGCAAGCGCACGGGGATGCTCTCCGCGCTTCTCGGAGTGCCGCCAGTCGGAACGCTGATCGACCTTCGCATTCGCTCGAACCTCCCGAACACCTACGAAGCCTATTGCGACTACCTCGGCAAGTGCCGCATGTCGCTGAATATCGCGCACTCTGGCACGGAGGCTACGATGCAGGTCAAGGGGCGAGTGGTCGAGTCAGGCTTGGCTGGTGCGTGCCTGCTCGAGAACAAGGGTGCGCCGACTTCGGAGTGGTTCCGCCCGGGCATCGACTACCTCGAATACGCCGATCAGTTCGACGCCGAGAAGATCATCCGACGGCTGGAAAACGAACCGGCCGAGACACAGGCTATCGGAGAGGCGCTGCGGGCGGCAGTGCTGAAAGACCACACGCCGGAGAAATTCTGGAACCGGATATTCGAGCGGGTAGGCGTGAATGTCCCCGCGTGAGTTGATCGAGTTCGAGTCCTCGATAGCGGAGTCGTTCAACCGCGGCGAGATTCGCGCGCCCGTACATCTTTCTGACGGGCAGGAGGACGCGCTGATCGACTATTTCCGGCAAGTGAAGGACTCCGATTGGATTTGCGGAACATGGCGCACGCACTATCAATGCCTCCTGAAAGGCGTGCCTCCCGACGAGCTGCGCGCCGAGATCATGGCCGGGCGGTCAATTTCCCTGTGCTTCCCCAAGCAGCGCATCGTCTCCTCGGCCATCGCGGGCGGCATCCTGCCGATTGCCGTGGGGCTCGCAATGGCGATCAAGCGGGCGGGTGGCTCGGAGCTCGTCCATTGCTTCGTGGGCGACATGATGGCGCAGTCTGGAATCTTCTTCGAGTGCGTCTACTATGCGAACAGTTTTCAACTCCCGATTCAATTCGTCGTCGAGGATAATGGAATATCAGTCTGCACAGATACTAAAACCGCGTGGAATCGCAGCACCCTGTGGGTGTACGACGCAACAATGCGTCCCGGCCTAGTTCACTACTACCGCTACAAGTCGAACTACCCCCATGCGGGCGCTGGGAAAAGAATTCAGTTCTAATGGACTACGAATACGAGTTGCAGCGCGCAATGGCTTGGCTCGGTGAGCATGACAATACCGTGTTCATCGGGCAAGCGGTTGCGTATCCCGGTACGGCGATGACCAAGACGCTTCGCAACGTCCCGAAGGAAAAACTCCTAGAACTCCCGGTGGCCGAAGAGATGCAGATGGGGATGTCCACCGGCCTCGCTCTCGCCGGGTTCGTGCCGATCAGCATCTACCCGCGCTGGAATTTCCTTCTGCTGGCGACCAATCAGCTAGTCGGCCACCTGGACAAGTTGCCGATCTACTCGAACGGCGGATATCGTCCTAAAGTCATCATTCGCACCGCCTCGGCCTCGCGCACGCCGATCGACCCACAGTCCCAGCATCTCGGCAACTTTTCCGATCCCTTCCGGCAGATGCTCAAGACCGTGGAAGTAATCGAGTGCGACCGAGCGGACCAGATATTCGCGGCGTATCGCAGGGGATACGAGCGCGACGATGGACGTTCCACACTGATTGTCGAACATACGCGGAGGTACGCATGAAGCTGGACGTATTGCTCATCAACCCCGGCTCGCGCTCGGACGTTTATCAAGGCTTGGGGGACGAGTTCTCGGCGATCGAGCCGCCATCGCTCGCGGCGATGTTTGCGACGTATCTCCGTCTGAAAGGCCAGTCGGTAGCGATCATCGACGCGCCCGCGCTCAACTACGGGCCGCAGGAGGTTGCCAAGCTGGTAGCCGATTCGTTCGATCCCACGCTGATTGTCATGGTCGTGTACGGATTCCAGCCGAGCGCCAGCACGCAGAACATGGATTGCGCGGGCGCGACGTGCAAGGCGATAAAGGAACTGATGCCGAAGGTACGCATCATGATGACTGGCACGCACCCTGCGGCGCTGCCCGAGCGGACACTGGCGGAAGAAACGGCGGTTGATTTCGTTTGCAGCGGCGAGGGTCCGCACGCGATTAATACGGCCGTGGACTATCTGAAATGGCATGAGAGCGTACCGCGGCAAGTCTTGCGCGGCCTGAACGTAGACGACCTTGACGCCGAAATGCCCAACGGCGCGTGGGATCTGCTGCCGATGGACAAGTACCGCTCGCACAACTGGCATGCGTTCGAGCATATCGACCAGCGTTCGCCTTACGTGTCGATTCACACCTCGCTCGGCTGTCCGTACAAGTGTACGTTCTGCTGCATCAACGCGCCGTTCGGTGGGCCGAAATATCGCATGTGGTCGCCCAAGACTGTCGGGGACGAGATCGAGCTACTCGTCACGAAGTACGGCGTGCGGAACATCAAATTCGTGGACGAAATGTTCGTTCTTAACCGCTCTCACGTTCTAGGAGTGTGCGATGAACTCATCAAGCGAGGACTCGGTGACAAAATCAACATCTGGGCCTACGCCCGCGTCGATACCGTCAAACCGGAATTTCTTGATCCTCTCAGGCGAGCAGGATTCAGATGGCTTGCTCTTGGGATTGAGTCGGCCTCCAAGCATGTCCGAGACGGAGTGGAAAAAGGTCGTTTCGGGAGCGAAGAGATTATCAAAACGGTGCGACGAGTCCAGGACGCGGGCATCAACGTGATAGGCAACTACATTTTCGGGCTCCCCGATGATACGTACGAAACGATGCGGGCTACTCTCGATCTCGCACTTGAGGCGAACTGCGAGTTTGCGAATTTCTACTCGGCAATGGCATATCCGGGCAGTAAGCTCTACACGCTGGCTGTGGAGAAGGGGTGGAAGCTGCCGGATAGCTGGATCGGCTATTCGCAGCATAGTTATGAGACGCAACCATTGCCGACGGATACCCTGACCGGAGCCGAAGTCCTCGCGTTCAGGGATGCGGCGTTCCAGACGTACTTCCGCGCGCCGTCCTACCTGCGCATGATCGAGCAGAAGTTCGGCGGCGACGTGATTCAGAACATCGCTCGCATGGTGGATCAACCGCTACCGAGAAAGATACTGCAATGAACTGGCCGCTGATGCGGAACAACATCACTCAGCTTGATCGCGCGGCCGCTATCGTTTTCCTCGGAGACGATAACCGCTTAACCCAAGGCGAACAGGTTGCCGCGTTCGAGCATCAGTTCGCCGAGTGGCTCGGCTGCAAGCACGCCGTGATGGTCAATAGTGGTTCCAGCGCGAACCTGATAACGCTGGCCGCACTGCGCGAGCGCGTAGGGCCGGGCGAGGTCATCGTACCGACGATTACGTGGTCGTCCGATATCGCGTCAGTGATCCATGCGGGGTTTCATCCGGTATTCGTGGACATTGACCCGCGCACGCTCGGGATGGACATGCCAGCGACTTTCCGCGCGATCAACAAGAACACGAAAGCGGTGTTCGTCACGCACGTACTCGGGTTCAACGCGATCAACGAGGACACGCGCGACCGCTTGCGCTCCATGAAGATCGACCTGATCGAGGACTGCTGCGAGGCGACCGGAGCGACAATGAACGGGAAGAAGCTCGGTACCTTCGGCCTTGCGTCGAACTTCTCGTTCTACTACGCGCACCACATGAGCACAATCGAGGGAGGGATGGTATGCACCGACCACTTTCCGCTCTACGAGCAGTTGCGGCGCCTCCGCTCTCACGGTCTGGTGCGCGAGATGTCATCGCCGGCCGGCCGCGTGCCGTGGGCCGAGCAGAACGACGATCTGGACCCTCAATTCATCTTTGCGGAGCCCGGCTATAACGTGCGCTCAACCGAGATCAACGCGGTGATCGGGCGCTCGCAACTGAAACGCTTGGATGCGAACAACATCGAGAGGAGCGCGCACCTTACCCGGTGGCTCTCCTCACTTGACGGCGGGCGTTACATGGTCGATTACCGGACAGAGGGCGCATCGAACTACGCGCTGCCTCTGGTACTCACCGAACCGAACGTCGAACTGATGGACAAGGTGATCGAACTTCTGGTGAACGAAGGCGTCGAGTACCGGCGCGGCACCGCGGGAGGCGGCAACCAACTGCGCCAGCCGTATCTGCGGCGACTCTTTCATCAGGCATATGAGAAGTTCCCGCAGACAGAGCACGTTCATTTCTACGGCCTCTACGTCGGCAACTACCCGGACCTTGAGAACCAGCAGATCGAGGAACTATGCCACAAGCTGAACGCCCTTTAGACATGTGGCACCCGGAAGCGCAAGCCGCTTTCGACGAGTTCAAGCGACGTACAGAACCCTCGTGGAGGCGCAGGATGGACAGGGAAGACGAACAATCAAAGTTCGAGGAAGCGGCCATAGAGAAGGAAGCCCGCAGGCTGTACCACGAACGGCTGCTCGGGTTAGACAAGGGCGACGTTTTGTGAGCCGCGCACTGATTACCGGCATTTCCGGCTTCGTCGGCTCTCACCTTGCCGAATACCTGCTTGCCAATACCGACTGGGAGATTGACGGTCTGATCCGGTGGCGCTCGCCCCTTGAGAATATCGAGGCGCTGATCCCTCTTGCGAACCGCGGCGAGCGTGTTCGCTTCTTCTATGGCGATCTGAAAGACTCGGCTTCCCTGCGTGCGTGCGTGCGCGAATCGTGGCCGGATTATGTGTTTCACTTGGCCGCGCAGTCGTACCCTCAGACTTCGTTCGGCTCGCCAACCGATACGATCGACACCAATACGAACGGGACGATTCACCTGCTCGATGCGCTGCGCGAGTTCGCGCCGAAAGCCTGGATTCACGTGTGCTCGTCTTCGGAAGTGTACGGCCGCGTGCCGCACGCTTTGACTCCGATCAAGGAAGACTGTCCGTTTCACCCGGCGAGCCCCTACGCGATCAGCAAAGTAGGCGCAGACCTGGCCGCGCGCTTCTACGCTGAGGCGTACGGCATGAACATCGTCACGACGCGCATGTTCACGCACACGGGGCCTCGGCGCGGCGACGTGTTCATGGAGTCATCCTTCGCCAAGCAGATCGCGATGGGCGAGTTGGACGGCAACCGCACAATCAGAGTGGGGAACATCCGTTCTATTCGCACCGTGGCCGACGTGCGGGACGCCGTGCGCGCGTACCACATGGCGCTGACGGTCAACCCTCAATCCGGCGCGATCTACAACATCGGCGGGGATGAGACGCACGCGGTTGCGAGCGTGATCCACACGCTATTTAGCATGTCCGTTGCGCCGTCCGAGTGGCAATACCAAGTTGACCCGCAGCGTCTACGCCCTATCGATGCGGACAACCAAGTGCCCGACTGCTCCAAGTTCAAGGAGCACACCGGCTGGGCGCCCAGCATCAAGTTCGAGCACACCATGCGCGATCTACTCGACTACTGGCGAGCGCGTGTGAAGCAATCCGCGTATCTCACCCGATGACCAATCGCCCGCTCCTGCTCTCGGGCGGCATGGACCCGCTCCACGTCGGCCACGTGCGGCTGATCTTGGCAGCGAAGGTCTACCGCTCCGAGGTGGTGATCGCGCTCAATTCCGACGAATGGCTGCTGCAAAAAAAAGGTTTCGTTTTCATGCCGTGGGATGAGCGCGCCGAGATCCTGCGCGCTCTCCATGTGCGCGTCACGCACGTCGATGACCGCGACGGCACGGTATGCGAGGCGCTGGAGCGCGTGCGGCCCTACTACTTTGGCAACGGAGGGGACAGGACGGTGCCCAATCCGTACGAGCACTTGGTCTGCGAACGGCTGGGCATCATCGAGCTATTCGGGCTCGGCGGGCGCAAGGTGCAATCGTCGAGTGAACTGGTGGCACATACATCGCGCGTCGCTTACGGATGATAATCGTAAGAACGCCCTACCGCGTCAGCTTCTTCGGCGGCGGAACGGACTATAAACCCTGGTACGAGCAGCACGGCGGCGCGGTGCTCACCTCGACCATCAACAAATATTGCTACGTGATGGCCCGCCCGATGCCCGCTTTCCTGGGCCACAAGTACCGCGTCTTCTGGTCGAAAATGGAGTCGGTCGATCGAGTGGAGGACATTGAGCACCCGGCCGTACGTGCTGCGCTGCAATACACCGGATACGACGGGCCGTTCGAAGTGAACCACGCGGGCGACCTGCCGGCGCGCTCAGGCCTCGGGTCGAGCTCGGCCTTCTCGGTCGGGATGCTGCACGCGCTGTACGCCCTGAAGGGCTACCCGGTGATAATGTCGAAGTCGTCCCTGGCGGCCGCCGCAGTGGACCTTGAGCAGCGCCACATGAAAGAGACGGTCGGAATCCAGGATCAGATCGAGTGCGCCCATGGGGGTCTGAACGTCATCAAGATAGCGCCAAGCGGCCACTGGACGGTTTCCTCTGTGCAGGTGTCGCAGGACCGTCTGGAGTCCCTACAGGCTCGGCTGATGCTATTTTGGACGGGGCTTCAAAGGACGGCCTCGGAGATCGCCAAAGACCAGGTTGACGCGATGCAGCAGAATACGGACGCGCTCAAGGCCATTCAGGCGTCAGTTCAGAGTGCCGTCCACATCTTACTCACAGGGCAGTTAGACGATTTTGGCGTGCTACTAAATGAGGCATGGAAATTAAAGCGCAGTCTTTCCAACAGGATAAGCACTCCAGAGATAGACGACCTGTATATAAGTGCGATGAACGCCGGCGCACTCGGCGGTAAGCTCTTGGGCGCTGGCGGCGGCGGGTTCCTGCTGCTGTACGTCCCGCTCGAGCGCCAGGCGGCCGCACGCGCGGCCTTGGTGCACTTGCTCGAGATCCCCTTCAAGTTCGAATACGAAGGCACGCGCCTGATCCTCTGCGATCGGTAAAAAAAGGCCCGCGGCTCCCGGGAGGGTGGGAGCGCGGGCTGAAAGGGGCGGCACCCGACCGCCCCGCGAGGAGAAGCGATCAAGTCTACAGGAAAAGCGGGAGCATACCGCCGCAGTTGATTACCGCGTCGCCAAAGTTGTGTTCGTCTTTGACTCCGCCGGCCGTGTAGATCGCTGGCACAATCACCCAAGGAACCACGTGCAAGGCGAGGAGCGTAACCGTTGTCGCGGCCCCGCACGCGAGGAACGTGTAAGAGGCTACCGAGCGCGGCTTGTCGTACTGGTAACTGGCGCCGGACTCATCGTCGAACGTCTGCACGGTGGTGCAGCCGCAGAGCAGGGAGAGCGAGAGGACGAAGGCGCGCATTAGAGCCTCCAATCGGGTGTTTTGACCATTGCGTAGTCGGCCTCGTCCGTGACCGCTTCGGCGGGTGCTGGCGGGCCGTACAGGTACGCGTGCGCCTGGCGAACCTGCTCGAAGGCGTCCGCGAGTTCCTCATGCGTCCACAGTCGGCGGCACGGTAGGTTATGCTCGATGCAGTAGGCTTCGGTGATTTTCGATGCTTCTTCAAAAAGTTTCATCGGGTGATCCTCCAGAAGTGCGTTAAGGGTGTCGATCAGGCTCAAGAGCAGCACGCTACGCCGCGCGTGTAGTTGTGATCCGGCACTTACCTTCCATCATCCGGGAAGCGCCCGGTGCGCTTAGTGCGCGTGCCGTAGTCATTTGATGCCTGCCCAGATGTATGTATCACAGAGCAGTAGAATTTGCCTTGCATCCTCTGGCGTCAGTTCGCAGCGATTGCAATTCGCGTAGCTGATTAGTCGTTGCCGTAGGTCATCGGTCAAGCGACCTGCGGTTCCAAGTTCCCTTGGCGCAGTAAGCTCTTGATAATGTTCAACGGCGATCAAAACGCACTCTTCGCCGCGTTCGTTTCGCGTGAGCACAGGCCCCCGCGTGCAGCACATTTTTCTTTCTCTGCAAGCATTGGGCGATGAGCAGCCATAGCATTCAGTCCATTTTGGATAGCTTAAGCTCATAGGAGCGCTCCTGTTCCCGCGCTTCGGGCGCGTGCCGTTAGCTGTGCTCTACGTCAAAAATGAATGCCTTAGCCTTGAGCAGTCCGTCCCCGCTAATGCGACCGTATTTCTCGGTTTCAGCAACGAAGGTGCGGACGAAAGCGATAGCCGTCAAGCGCGCCGCGTCCCTCGCATCCTCCCGCGAAAGGGCGACGCGGCGATTCCATTTCTCAGCCGCTTCCTCGATTGTCTTGTTCATTACGACGCCGGGCATTGCTTCGCAAAATTCATTGTTGCAACTTGCGACGCAGTCTTGACCATCGTTGTATACGACAGCAGCATGGCCACAAAACGGACACGGCTTCAGTTCAATCTTGTTCATATTAGTTGCCACATCGCAGACTGATGGCCGCAAAATTCGGTGCTTCTCCGTTGTATTCCGCGACCCGGAACGAGTGCCACCCGTCCTTGGACGCCGCGGCTTTCACGGCTTCAACATCCGCTGGCGTGCGGCATCTGGAGGACAGCAAATCTTCCATGTACCTTTCGGTCTCGCCAGCTTTCAGTCCGTACACCAGAATTTCCATCATCCCTCCTACCTTCCATCCCCGGAAGCTCCGGGTGCGCAGTGCTCACCTCAGTTGTGCCCGAGTGGGGCGGGTTAGGCGTTCTACGCATTCGCAGATCGCGAGATTTAAGTTCGGACCCGATGCCTCTGCGTGCGGCGCTGGAATGTGAAAGCAGCAGACGGTAAACCAATCGTCACAAGCCGAGTTGAATATGTTAAGTTTAAACCTCTTCACGAGCGCCATCGCTTGAGCATCATTGACAAGTGGCCGATAGGAAAAAGTTCTGTATTCATGTGTGACGCGCACAAGGTTCCCAAGCGAGTCTTCGACCGTGTACCCCATCCCTTCCGCGCAAGCCTTCGTTAATTCTAGATCGGTCATGGTGTGTTATCTCCAGCCACAGCCCCCAATCCTCCGACGACCTCATCCACATTTAGGACAGAGCGGGCTTTGGCGTCATCATACTTTGCGCCGCAGATTGCGATAGTCGCCCCGAGGCTAGCGAGCTTCTCCAGCGTATCGTTCAGCAGCGCGATATGTTGCACGGCTAATTGAAGTTGATTCATTAGTTCTGCGTGGCGCTCTGTGATGTGCTTCATGTTAAATTCTTGGCGATCTTGCTGTTCCGAAAGACGGAACTTATAGTTGTCGCTCTCGCGTTCTAGTTCGCGGCAAAGCTCCACCATCGCATCAAACGTGCGCCCCGGCGCGGCGGCTTCAAGCTCACGCTCTAGGGCATCAGTTCTCGGGGTATCGCTCATGATCGCGGCGTGCCAGAGTAAGTTGGTATGTAGCCGTAACTGCGGATTGCGATACCCGAACGCTGCCGCAAGAATCGCTGCCCTTCGCGTGGTGTATGGCCCAATGACCTGACGGAATTCTCCATGCGTCTCGCGCGTAGGCGTAACATCTGCCTTGAACGGCTTCAGCCCATTCGTGCTAGTCCTCCCGAGATACCATTTGCTCATCATCCCCTCCTACCTTCCAGTTCGCCCCGCAGATATGTGGCTTGGCGGTCGTGGAACTTCGCGTGCTCCAATGGTTTGGCGCGGAGCTTTTCGGAAGCAGTTGCGGCAAAGACGCGATACTGCTCTGCGCAAGCCGTGTGATATGCCAGCGCGGCTTTCTTCGACCTCTCATTTAGTGCGTCCACTTCGACCTCCTACCTTCCATCCCCGGAAGCTTCAGCGTCACGGCTGTAGTGCATCTTTCCGTAGGCGTCGAAGCGCTCAAAGTCAACAAGCTCAACCTCAGTTTCGATGGCAATTTCCTTCACCTTGTCGAGCGTCAGTGTGCCCGGCAGGGTGTCAAGCGAAAGCATGCGATCAACCCATGCACGCTGCTGAAGTAGGAATTCCAGTCTGGTCATTTGCGGTCCCCTTCCATCCCCGGAAGCGCCGGGTGCGGCACCATTGCCGCTTAGGTGAATCATACTCTAGGCTATGGCATTGTCAAGCACTTTCTGATGAGGCAGAATAGCCGCTCGCGGGGAAAAGCGCCGGCCGCGCCGCTTGGGAGTCTCGTTCCCTCGCTACCCGCCCAAACAGGAGACGAGACCTCATGCTGTCCTTCGCCACGTGTCCCCGTTGCAATGTTGACCTTCCCAGTGGTGCCGCGAGCTGCTCATGCGGCTGGATTGCCAGAAGAGAGCCCGAGCCGCCACCCGATCCGCAGAAGTACGAAAAAGAGCGCAAGGACAACCTCGCGGAAGCAAACCGAGAGGCGCTTGAATGGTGCATAGCACAAGGGCTTGACAGCCGAGAAAAACAGCGCGCTTACATCCGCGACAAACTGCCGAAGATCCACCGCAACTTACGCATCGGGGAGGGTGAAGAATGAGCTTCGCTTACCTGCCCTGGTACACGGGCGACTATCGGCGCGACACGGCGCACCTTTCGTGCTCGGAACACGGCATATTTCTGCTGTTCCTGGCGCACTGCTGGGATCAGCGCGGGCCACTGCCTCTGGACGAGCGAAAACTCGTCGGAGTGTGCAACGCGCGCTCCACAGACGAGGTCGAAGCGATGCGCCGCGTACTCTCCGAATACTTCGTGCAAATGGAGGACGGATGGTATAACAGAAGGATTCAGAAGGAAATTGAGCGCGCAAGCAACATCTCGGAGCTACGCTCGAAAGCCGGCACATTAGGCTATCAAGCAAAAGCTAAGCACTTGCTAAGCAAAAGCCAAGCAAATGCCTCTAGGTCAGGTCAGGCAATACAAGGCAAGGTCAACACCATAAGAGGTCTTCGTAGTACCGAACTCTCCAAGAATCCAACAGCAGAGGCGCGCGCTTCGCGCTTGCCCGGCGACTGGAAGCTGCCAGAGGACTGGAAAACCTGGGCTCTCGCATGCCAGCCGACGTGGGACGAAGGACGCTGCAACCTCGCCGCGGCCGGGTTCCGTGACTACTGGATCGCCAAGGCCGGCAGGGACGGCACCAAGCTCGACTGGCTCGCTACGTGGCGCAACTGGGTACGGCGAGAGGGCGCAGCAAAGCGCCCACCAGCACTTGCCCAAGCCAGAACCTCAGACGGCAAGTTCGAGTGATCTCCCGCGCCCGCGCGTAAGCACTTCTCAGCGCCAGCATGCTCCCCCGCGCGTGAGACCCTCAAATCGCCTAGAAGTGAGTACACACTTCGCACCTCGCGCCGGCCGCCAACGAGTCGGTCTGCTGCAATGCAACAGGCGGAACCTTACTTGACATAACGTGCGTATGCTGCTCATCGAGCGTTTTCGTCAGGTTCGAGGCCGATTATTCCGCGTCGCAGCATCAGAAGCGAGTGCTCACCAACTTTGGGACCGCCCCGGGTGCCCGGACCCCCTGCCGCCGTTTTCGCCTCCGGCTTCCCCGGAAATTTCGTGGTAGGGTACCTTTTCTCGAATGTTCCACGTCCCACATATTTTTCGTAGGGTTATTTAACATTTCGGATTATTTGCCGTGAGCGTGCAGGATCGGGCGTTGTTGAGGGCGATTTCCGAGGATCGTGCGCTCGGGAGTGCGATGCTCTTTTCGCACCGGCACGAGTACGCCTCGCCGGACTTTCACGTGGCGATCATGGATTTGTGGCGGTGTGCGGACGAGTTCGTACTGATCGAGGCGTTCCGGGAGGGGGCCAAGACGACGCTCTCGGAGGAGTTCCTGTGCATGGAGGGGGAATACGGGAATTTTTTCTACACGATTTTGTTCGGGGAGACGTATTCGAAGGCGTGCCAGAAGATCGAGGCGATCGCGCACGAGTGCCGCACGAACGTGAAGCTCATCAAGTTGTTCGGCAAGCTCGCGAAAAAGCCGATCGAGGACAAGATCTGGTTCAACTCCGGGGCGCTGATTCAGGGGGTGGGCTGGGAGCAGGAGGTGACTGGGTTCAAGCATCTGGACCGCCGGCCTGACCGGGCGTACTTGGACGACGTGGAGAACCTGGAGCGGGTGCGGTCCACGGAGGCGGTCGATTCCACGGTGAGAAAGTTGTACCAGGAGGTGCTGCCGTCGCTTGACAAGACCCGCCGGAAGGTCAGGATCACAGAAACCCCCCGGGCAGTCGATTGCCTCGTCACCCGTCTGCGTGGGAACCCGGATTGGTTGTGCGCGTCATTTCCGATCTGCTCGGGGGACATTGATGACCCGAAAACCGAATCGGCGTGGCCATCGCGCTACCCGATGGACTGGATCAGGGCCGAGCGGGATCGGTACGAGCGCGCCGGGATGCTGCGGCAGTTCCAGCAGGAGTACCTCCTGAACGTCGATACGACCGAGGCCAAGCCCTTTACCGAGGACATGCTGCGCGCGATCGATCTCGCGCCGGCCGCGTGGTTGCCCCGTTACGCGATCTACGACCCGGCCCGTACGGCTTCGGTTGCGACTTCCGATCGGACCGGGAAAGTTGTGGTTTCCCGCCTCGGATCGAAGATAATCGTCCACGAGTCCGGGGGGTATTTCTGGAAGCCGGACGAGATCCGGACCGACCTTTTCGACACCTGGCGCCGGCACCACTGCGCGGAAGTCGGCGTGGAGGAAAACGCGCTGAACGAGTTTCTGCTCCAGCCGATCCGGTTCGAAATGATGCGCCGCGGGGTGGTGTTGCCGCTGCGCGCCCTGCACGCCCCGCAGGACCGGGACAAGGCGGCGTTTATCATGGGCCTGGAGCCGTTTTTCAAGGCGGGGGATGTGTTGCTCGTAGGCGGACGCGGTAACCACCCGCAGCTCGTGGCCGAGATGCTCAACTTCCCCGGCGGGAAACTGGACATTTTGAACGCCCTCGCCTACTCTCTCCGCATGTTCGCAGGGCAACCGGTGTACGAGGATTTCGGCGAGGGGAATGTCGGCCCGGCGCCGGCCCCTGCGCGCGGCGAACTCGTCACGCTTTGCTGGAACGCCTCGGCCGCGGAAGTGGTGTGCGCGGCGCTCCTGCACTCCGGGCGCCACTACTCGGTTTCGTGGGACTGGGCGTCCGCCGGCCCCATCCTCGATTGCGTGCGTGCAATCACGGCAAACGTACGCTCGGCCTACCCGCGGGGGATTTTCCAGTCATACGTGCCGGCGGAACTGCACGACGCCTGGCAGCGGATTGCGCTGGTGCCGGCGCTGCGCTCCGAGCACCTGACGCCCTGGCGCGGCGAGCACGCTTCGGTTTCGCGCGGCGCGCTGGCCGATAAAATCCGCTCGACCATCCGCGAGCGGCGGCTTCTGACCGTGGCGAAAGACGCGCCCCTGACCCTGAACGCGCTCGCCGCTGGGTACAAGTACCCCCTCTCCACCGGCGGGAAACAGGCGCACGAACCCGAACCCGGATTGTCGCGGCTTGTCGCCGAGGCCCTGGAGTCAACCGTCGCGATGCTGGAGCGTGGACTTGACAACGGGGAGGAAGCAGGAGGAAACTTCGCGACTAACCCCCAAGGGACTCGATTCCGGACCGCGCTGCCCAACCCACGGAGAACCTGAACATGGCCATCTCGCGAACCCACTCGAAGAAATCCCCGAGCCAGAATCCCGTCGATTTTTTCGAGGGCAAGCAAAAAGGCGGCGCCGACGGAAAATCCTCCTACAAGGCCCCGGACAAGTTGACCTCGGGCACCCAGCGGGAAAAGATTTTCGGCCGCAAGGACCTGAGCAAGTGAATCCCGCGAAGTCAAGAAAGCGCGGCGCCCCGCAGTCGGGCAAGCAGACATTTACCACCGCGCCCAAAAAGGGCAAGGGCAAGCTGAAAATGGCGCGCCACGACATGGGCGCAATCTTCGCCCGGTCGCCCAAAAAACCCGAGTCGGACATGCCGCCGCGCACGCGACAGGCCGAACGCAGCGCCCGCAGAGCCCGCCTGACGAACAAGTTCATCTGATGTGGCGAAAGAAAAAAACTCAGCCCCGACCGATACCGTCGATTCAAAGGCCGCTGCGGGCGCCCTAGAGTCAGGCGAAAAGGTCGAGAACTTCGCAGAAGACGAGGACAGCGAAACCTACAAAGAAGCCGCCCGGCTCTACAAGCTGATCGTCAAGCAGTACGAAAACCAGCAGGAACGCGCCGACGAAATCGACGAATACTGGAACATCTACCAGGCAAAACCGGACGCGAACCAGCAGTATTCCGGCAATTCCCAGTGCTACGTTCCCGCAGTCCGTGACGCGATAAACGCCCGAGCGAAACGCAGGCTCAAGCAACTTTTCCCAACCAAGCACCGTCACGTCGAGGCGGTCGGCGCGGACCCGGAAACGCCCTACGCGCAACTTGCGCTCCTTGAGCACTACATTCGCTCGACCGCCCTGAAGCAAACCATCCGCTCGATGCTCGTCGCGGGCGACGTGACCGGCCAGTGGAACCTCTACATCGACTGGACGCGCTCCTATCGGCGTATCACCGAAGCCGTGCGCCGCAATCCGTCCCTTGAGCTTGCCGAACCCGAGAAGGTTTCGAGGATGTCGGGCGACGATGAAATCGGCTTGACCGATCCGACCGAGGAAGAAGACGCCCTCGAAGAAACCGATGTCCTGGAAGAAGGCCCGGAGATCGTGGATTTCGCCGACGAGGATCTCGCCGTCATTCCTCCCACGGTGAACAATATCGAGAAGGCCGAAGTGGTGAGCCTGCGGCTTCGCATGTCAAAGGACAAGGTGAAGCAGATGGTCGAGGAGGGCGTGTTCGTCCTTCCCGGAGAAAAGACCGTCGATCAACTGTGGGAGTCCCTGGAAGGCGCGGCGCAGATGGAAGGCGGCGGCGCGGTCAAGAAAAATCCCTCGAAGAAACGCGCGCAGGAAGCCGGAATCAAGGTCGATGGCACGGACAAACACCTGCTCGTTTTCGAGGGCACGGCGCGCTTGCCATTCGAAGAAAAAGGCGAAACGGTGAAGCGCCTCGCGTACATTTATTACGCGAGCGCCACGCACATTCTCGGAATCGTGAAGGCGCCGCAGTGGGGCGGCAA